AACCCGAACATTTCCTGAGTTGTCCTGCGCCGCCCATCGCGACAAAGAAGAATTGCCCAGAATTTTTTTCCCGAAAAAGTTGAAGACGTTCACTGGCGTGGTGTTATAGATGCCAGCCGCCGAAGTGAATTTGTAAATGTGGTTACTGCCTTGAACTGAAGCAAGAAGCGCCGTATTGTCATCTTTCACAAAAGCCGCCAGACCGAAGCCATCTATATAAGGTACAGGGCTAGTTTGACCTAAATTGAGACTTGATGTCCAAGTAGCTACACCAGTCCGAGTGAAGTGAAGTACGCGACCTTCACCCAAGTTACTATTTTTGACACCGATACAAATTAAGTCGCCAGTGCTATTTATTTGTAGTGAAGCGTTAGCCAGAGCAGCCGCATCACCAGAAGTCAAAGGCAAAGTTACCGCAGACCCGAACGCCCAAATACCAGAAATTCGTCGCACTACTTTGACTGTGTTCGCCAAATCGTCAATGTAAACAAGATTACTTTCATCTTCAGATATTGCGACCTTACTAAAGCGACCCGACTGCGTGGATACTTTTACAAAATCACCCTCGTTAAACTGAAGTGCGCCTACCAACTGAGTACCTGAGCCTCCGTTAAATGTGTAGCTTGAACTTGAACCAACATACTTACGATATGACTTAGCCGCCAACTCTCGATAAACAAAAAACAAAGTGCGGACACCGACCACCGAAGAAGACAAATTTATTTTCTGCCCTGAGCTTGCGATGTTATAAGTCTTGCCATATAAGAGTGAAGTTTCCAATGTCGAACTAGTTGTCGCGTTAGCTGTTGCAGTGAGATTAGGTATTGTGCCGCTAGTTACGCTTGATTTAGCAAAGTAGCCGTCAAGATATCCAGAAATATTCGTGATGCCGAAAGTACGTGACTCATTAAGACTCACTTCATAATCTTGATAGTAAGTGCTGTTTGAAATTCTTATGGTAATTGGTGTTCGGGCTGGACGTACTGCAAAATTGCTTAGAACTAGCTGGAAAGTTGCTGTAAGCGAATTTGGTGCTACAGATACAGTACTAACATTTAGAGTTGCTTCTCCAGTTTGCCAGTCGGAATTATTGGGAATTAGTAAGTGTAAAAAATACACTGTGGAATCCGAATATGACCCACTTTGAGTGATTGTGTAGGTTGTTGTTGAGTTTGGAACGACAGAAGTTGCGCCAGTAACAGAAAAAATTCGCCTAGAAAAAATCCCCTGAAAATTTGAAGACGTTTTGTTCCTGAACTTAATCGGATAAAATTGTTCGACCTTGGCTTGAGGCAGGAGTGTAGCGACTTGGGGGAAGTATTGGTCAAGATTCGCTACTCGCTCATAGGCAGAAAAAGAAATTAGGCTGTAGTTTCCTGTAGGTGCTTGGTACTTACTCGAATTAAACCAGAACTTGTAGCTCGGTATTTTAATTTGTAGCGTTGTAGTAAGCTTTAGTACGCCATTGAACCATACTTTGACAGCAAACTGGCTAAACTCTAGCCGAAGCACTTGAACAGGCTCTGAGGGGTCAAAAGTGCCAATATCCTGTAGATTGATGGCGCTTGAGTTGAGTCTGCCAAATTTGAATAGGTTGTCCAGTTTCCTTACAAAAAAACTGAGATTGGGCGAGTCCCAGTAGCTTAGCAGCTCTACATTTGCGCCGATATTGGCAGAAAGAAAACGTAGCTCGACTGTAAAACTTGATGTGAGAGGTCGAGCGCTTTGTATGACGAGGGAATTGGGCGTTACTAGCTTTGTCTGTGTCTTATAGTCGTTTGTGGTCGTGTCGGTCGGTTTTGTGAAATTGCCAATCTCGTCAGCATATTTTAGATAGCAGATTTGATTGTCGCTCGGTTTGTAAGCCGTCAACGCGCTAGAAAAAACATCTGCACTTATTGATAAAAGCCAAGGTAATGCCACAGACTTGTAGCCAATATTTTTCACATCTCCAGTAAAGTTGCCAATCTTGAAAGTGCCAGACTGAATTTTGTAATTGAAAGTGAGAGTTACCACCGACTCGTTCACTTTAATACTAAACACACTTCCTTTTCTGACAACGCGCAGCAGCGCCCATGTAAGCGTGGTGAAAGTAAGTCCTGTCGATATGTCCTCAAAGATACCAGAAGCTATTCGACGCTTGATTACTAGCACACCAGAAACAATTGCAAAAGTAAATTCATCCCCTATAGCAAATAAAGTCTGATTTATAACTCCAGAGGGATAAAATTGACCAAAGAAAGAAAAGTCGTATTTGTTAGTGACAGTTGAATAGCTTGTCGATGATGCAGTATATGAAATTTCGCTACTATCGTATACCTCCAAAGCAGTAGGTAGATAGTTCTTCTCGGTTTCGGTGAGTTGGAGTGGTTCGGGAGAATATGTGTGGCGAGGGAACATTAGATAGTCACAATCTCATTAACAAATCCATACGCAACAATAGCTCCAGTAGTTGCAGCCCAAGCTTTTATAACTACCGAGCCTGTATACACTAAGCCATTTATCACAGGCACAAGTCCTCTGCCAGCAGGAATAGTGATGGGAATTAAGTTAGTCGAACCAGTCCCACCAATTGCAAGAGTTACAAGCACATCGCTGGCACTGTTGTTGCAAAATGCGACCCAGCACTCATGCAAATTTGTCGGGTGACTCGTATGAATCGTGTTTGCTGAGCCTGAAGTTGTAGCGTTAATAGGAATGCCAATTCCGTTTGTACTCCCACTTAAAAGCTGCTTCTGGAATGAATCACTCATATTTATTATCTCTAGTAGTTACTATAATTTTACACTTGTTTTGTAGAGATGGCACAGAATACAAGCTGCGGCATCTGCACAATGATTTTCCTTATAATCAAATTTCCTATCTGGAAATACTTTTTCAACCGCATCTATTACGTTTTGCTTATTAGAGCCTCCAAAATGAGCTACTGCTTTTTTTACTTCGGTTGGCATATAAGAAAATTCTTCTAATCCGTACTTATTTGCAAGATAGCGCGTTACACCTATCGATTGGTTAAGTTTTGCTCCAATATCCCCCTTCAGCACAGGATTTTCATAAATATAAGCCGTCGGTTTGTATTCTTTTACTATTTTCTTAAAATGGTCGGCTATACTTGCAAGGTTTTGTGGTAAAGTGTCTTTTTTGTCTGTATAGAAATTTTCTGCATAGAGCAGTTGCAATTTTTCTTTTTCTGCACTTACAATTGCGAAACCACTTGACCTGTAGCCGACATCGTTTCCTAGATAAATAGTCATAATAGTAAAATATAAATAATACCAAGCCTAACACATGACATTATCTTTAGACTATATCGCAGACAACGCACTTCCATGCCGCAGCTATCTTGACTTCACTAATGTTGCATACAGTAGCGTCAGTGGAGATACCTTAACTCAGTTAAACCTAACTGGCAATACAGACTATGACTTTATTTCTACAGGCGCACTAAACTTTCCTGTACGTGGTTTTGAGGGCATAACCTTCACCTCTACCCAGAAACTTTCTCCTCGCGTTTCAGACATCATTTTTGGCGCTCCCAGCTATTCTTTACTTATTGTGTCAAAAAATTCTAACAACTCATTACTAAAAGTAGGTAAAACTAATCCTAATCTACCAAAACTACTGGAAATTGATTACAGCGCTACAAACTTTACCCAAAACTACTCACGACTTAATGTTGCTGACCGAGAATTAACTCTTGGCGACCTCGAAACTACACAAGTTTGCCTACTTTCACATGATGTTGTTACTGGAGTGACCAATACATCGATAAATTTAGCTGATTTTCAACAAAACACCAAACTTGATGCTGGATATATGCTGCCAAACTTGTCGTCGTTTGTTTTAGGCGAAGGATTTGGCGGGGAACTACTTAATTTCTTACTTTTTGTGCCAGCTATTGATAATGTACATCTATTAGAGCTTGGGAGACGAGTATCTGACTATATTCCTCAATCAGAGCTAAAATTTGACAAATTGCTATTAACTACCGAGAGCAAACTCGAACTAACAACCTCACTTCTTTCTGCACCACACGTTAGATTTAATTTACCTGTAAAAGTCAAAAACTTAGAAACAAATTCGAGCCTGTTGTTTAGTCGCTCACTAATAGTAATTGCAAGCTACCTATGGGATTCTTTGTCGGAAAGCAATTGGGACGGCATTTCTAGCAATTTGTGGGATAATTTAGGGTAAATAAGTAAAATGGGTATACCAGAAAAAGTAATAACAGAAAACACTTGGATTTTATATAAGACTATTAATTTGATTAACGGTAAAATTTATGTGGGAGTACATAAAGTTGCTGACACTTCAACGTCTAAAAGATATTTAGGGAGTGGAGATAAACTGAAGATAGCTATTAAAAAGTATGGAAGAGAGAATTTTGTAAGGGAAACTTTAGCAGAGTTTAGCTCTTGCGATGACGTATATACTGCTGAAGCACAAATAGTAACTGAAGAATTTATTAAACGTGAAGATACTTATAATATAAGTCTTGGTGGTAGAGGTGGAGTAAATCTAACCGAGGAAATGAGAGCTAAAATTAGTAAGGCTAATACAGGAAGAACTCATACACCAGAAACCAAAGCAAAACTTAGTGCTGCCAATAAAGGAAAGTCACATTCAGAAGAAGCCCGAAAGAAAATTGGCGATGCTAGCAGAGGTCGTAAATATTACGGCAGAGTCCTCAGTGAAGAACATAAAGCTAAAATCAAAGCTAGCAATACTAGACCTGACAATCCCAGAAATAAACCTGTCATAATAAACGGGAAATACTACGAAACCGCCAAATATGCCGCAAAAATAGAAAATATACCTCACAGTACCTTATGGAATAGGTTAAAAAACCCTAACCCCAAATGGTCTGAATGGCGGTTCGCTAAAGATAGGCTAGGATAATTCTTTAATAAATGAACCCGTTATAACGACGAACTTTAAAATTGGCAAAGGGGGAAGTATTTTTGCCAAAGTTTTTATACATCTCTTGGGCAGAAGGAGGGAGTTTTTGCCAATCATCTACACCATAAGATTTAAGTAATTCAGCTTGACCTTTTTTTCTGCCATTAATCTGAGCTTGACTTTGAGCGCCTCGAACATCTCCAGAAGCTTTTTCAATAGGTACTGACTGATTAGGGCGACCAGAATTATCTACACCTTTCATTTTTTGCCTTTCAGACTCTGCTGCACCAGATATTTTTGTATTTATCGGGTTTTGTGGGGCAGAATTGCCTGATTGAGAAGTTACAGGTACAATAGCTCCAGAATTTGCAGGGGCAGGTGTTGTTATTACACCATTTTGTGTAGGCTGTGGTCGTTGAATAGGCTGTGCCGCAGGTAATTGAGCTTGCTGAGCAGGTGGAGCTGTCTGAATAGGCTGACCATTACTTGTTTGTATTGGAGTTTGAGGTTGAGGCATTGTAGAAGCTGCTGGAGCTAGTAATTGCTGATTACCAACTTGCGCTGTTTTACGTGCTTGCCAAGTATTCTTTAGTTTAGAACCACCATAACCAGCAGCACCACCTAATGCTGCACCACCAGCGACTTGACCAGCAAGATTGCCAATCGATTTGTCTTCACTACCAAGATAATTAATTGCTCCCACACCAGCACCAACACCAGCGCCGAGTTTAGCGGCTCCTCCAGATGTAGAGAGCGCTTTACCAGCTTTAGTGCCAAGTTGCCCTGCCAATCCTGCCCAGTCTACTGCAAAGTTGGCGTATTTTGGATTTGTAGCTCTTGCATATGCGGAAATTCTCATAATTGTTTGTACTATATTTTTAATTAAATGAATTTGCTAAGTCAAATATTTCTTTAGTATCTAGTCCCAAATTAGTTGCCAAAGCTAAAACAAGGGGATAATCCTCACGAATATTCGTAGCATATTCCCATTCTATCTGTGCTGCTCTACCTAGTTGAGATAGTGCCGCCTCTATGTCATCTAGTAACTCCATTTGTAGTAAAGCTAGCCTTAATTGCCTTGCATCTATTTCTCTAATAGCTACGGACAATGGCTCGGCAGGCAATGGCACATTGCCATCAGCTAGCCATTGCTCATATGCTTGCCAATCGCCATTAGGAGCATTAGGAATTACCGCGCCATCGGATAGGCGGATAATTTGGTCAGGATTTGAGGTGAGTTGGTACATATATGCTTAGGAGATATGGGCGGAGCAAGACGCAGAAACAGTCCAAGAAGTGTTGGTAAAGTTTGTACCTGTCACAGGGACAGAGAACCCTTCTGAGGTAACTTGAGGAGTCACAAATGAGGTGACATTGGAAGCATTTTATATTTTCACTAAATCACTGAAATTAGCTTGTATCGCTTTTCTCGATAAACTCTAGCTGACATAACTTCACAAGGATTACCTCCCAATAAAGCGTTTAATGTATTATCTGCC